ATCTGATCCGGAGGCTTGTGCCGCGCTCTCCATACCTGAAGTAGTCGCTCTTGCCTCCGTTGTCTAAGAACTCTCTGATTGCTTTGTCGTCGGCCTTCTTGGTGACGACGTCCTTGCGGAACTGATCAGGCAGCTCGTCCGGCTCCACGTTGTAGATGATCGGAGTCTTGCCTCCGTTGCCGGCCACTGTCAGCTTGAAGATGCCGGCCTTCATGCTCTTAATGTCATTCGATTCCAGGATATACTTAAGTAGGTCTTTCTCCCGCTTCAGCCGTGCCTTGGCGGCGATGGCCTTCTCGGTCCATTTGCGGGCTTCCTTCTCGTAGGCGTCCGCGTCGATCTCGATGTTGCTGATCGCTCTGGCCAGCTGCTCTGCCAGATCTTCCAGCTCGAAGTCCATGCTTTCAATGGTGTCCTCGATGGCCTGCACCTCGGTGCTGATCACCGCGTTCTCAGGATCATCCGCCCGGAGCAGGGCCTGACGTTGTTTAAGCATCTCGATGTTGTCCAGCAGCTGCTGGATCTCTTGCCTTACGAAGTAGCCGTTCATTTCTCCACCTCCTCGTCCAGAAGGCCGATGGTCTTAACCTCGCCGGCTCTGACGAGCAGCGTCTTTCCGACCATGACGATGGCGTCCGGTCTTGCCTCGTTCAGGTTCGAGGCGATGGTTCCGAGATCATAGCGTCCGTCAATGACGCCGTTCACATATTCGCCGTTATTGAATACGACTCTGATTTTCATGTTGTTCTCCTCCTTATCTGGTGATGGCTCCGGCCTCGGCCGTGCATCTTCTAAACTCCTGTTCCCAGTACATAGTCCCGGGAAGATTCCCGCCCTCGTGGTAGAACTTTGCGTTCTCAAAGCAGACCTTGGCGGCTGCCATCTTGGACGCTCTCATGCTGAGGAGCTGGCGGCGCTCTCTCTGTCTCGCTTCGTGCAACTGTTGTCTGATAGTTTTCATGTGCTTACCTCCTGGTGTCTCTTGTGGTTAGTGCTCTCGCGAGCAGGTCGCTCGGATTCTGGCGGAGCCGCTGGCATAGGTAGAAGTACTGCTCCCCATTCATCCGCCGCGGGTTGTTGATCCTGTTCCTCCATGCCCGGCCGGTGCCCTCGCCGATCTGGTCATAGCTGACGTCGGCGTCGATCATGGCCTTCCGGATCTCCCTGGTGAGGAATGTGTCTATGGGTTCGGGTTTCATGTCGTGCCTCCGGTGTAAACTTTAAGTTTCCACTTCGGGCAATAAAAGAGCGTCTACGTCTACGCCGTAGAGACTCGCCAGCCCGAGCAGCTGGAGGTGGTCAGGCTCAGCCTGTCCGCGTTCCCATGCGCCGATTGTGCTGAGGCCGATCTTGCCGATCTCGGCCACGTCCTTCTGCGTGAGTCCTTTGTTGACCCGCGCAGCCTTGAGGGTTATCTTTTCCATGCCTTTCCTTTCTAAAGCGGGCACCAGGCTGGCCCCGCTGCACAGCCTGGCCATCGTTGCATCTATCCGCTTTTCGTCGCCTGTTTGGATTTTGCCATGCGGCAACAGGCAAGCCTCTTCCCGGAATCGAACCGGGTCACGGGCTGGTTGACGCCAGCCTGCTATTCGCCAAGATAAAGAGGCGCCTTTCACAAGGCCGTGTTTGACGGCCTGAACTTTAAGTTCACACTCAGAATACCATAACTTTAGGTTTATGTCAACAACTTTATGTTTGCATTTCAAACTTTTTGTTTACACCGCAGCACCGCCGGTGTATAATCAAAGTAGAAGGGAGGCGACAACATGAAGAACGGATTCGGCATTGACGAAGATGCCTACAAGGCTATTTTTGCTAAGAACTTGCGGGACTGGTTATATGTTCGGGACATATCCCAGCGCGAGCTGGCGGACAAACTCGGAGTGAGTCCCACCATCGTGTCCGCCTGGTGCCGTGGCGAGAAGTCTCCCAGGATGTCCAAGGTCGACCTGATCTGCCAGGTGCTGAACGTGAAACGCTCCGATCTGATGCTTGAGAAGGACGAAGTGCCGGAGCCTTCTGACGAAGCCATCGCCCTGGCTCGGAAGATCATGAGACTCGATGCGTACCGCAAGGCCCTGATCGAGTCCATCATCAACACAGAGCCCGAGACAAAAAAATAAACGAGAAAGGAGCCGTTCGCAGCGGCTCCCCTCTCGTTCCATTTTACGAGGTTGATTCACATGAGTACTAAATACCCACCCTATAGACAAGATATTATACCATATCTGGAAGGAGGAAACAATGCCTACCGCTAAGAGATTACCATCCGGCACCTGGCGCGTCCGTGTCTACGTCGGGAAGAAGGACGGCAAGACCATCACGCAGTCCTTCACAGGCCCATCCAAAAAGGACGCAGAGCGGAAGGCTGCCACGTTCCTCGCTATATCCAAACACAACGAGCTTACCTTTGGCGAGGCGGCAGAGAAGTACATCGAAGCGAAGGCCAACGTCCTCAGCCCCAACACCGTCCGCACGTACCGGCTCCACCGCACCCGCCTGTCTTCACTGGATGACGTCCGGCTCTCCCGGCTCGACTCCGAGAAGGCCCAGCGGGCCGTGGATCAGCTGAGCCGGTCCCTGGCTCCGAAGACTGTGGCCTCAACCTATGGCTTCCTGACGGCGGTGCTCTCCATGTTCGAGCCGGCGGCGGTGCTGCGTGTCACTCTGCCGGAGCGCCAGAAGAAGGAGACGCCCATCCCGACGGATGAGGAAGTGGATCTCATGATCCGGGAGGCCCCGAGCGAGGACCTGCGCCTTGCGATCCAGCTGGCGGCCTTCGGTTCTCTTCGATCAGGCGAGGCCTGCGCTCTGTCCCGTGACATGGTTTTTGATAACCACATCCGGATCTCACGCACCTACGCGATGGATGAGCGCCACGACTGGGTCATTAAGCAGTCGGCCAAGACTTCGGCCGGCAATCGTTCCGTCCCTCTTCCAAGCCCTCTAATGGACTCTATACGGGCTTCTATGCATGAGGACGGGAGAATCATCAAATACACGCCCTCGTCCCTTCATGACGCTTTCAGACGCCTTACGAAGAGGCTCAAGCTCTACCCGTACAAGTTCCACTCGCTCCGGCACTACTTCGCCTCGATGCTCCACGCCCAGGGCGTGCCGGACAAGGTCATCGCCAAGCTGGGCGGCTGGGAAGATGTCTCCACCCTGCAGCGGATCTATCAGCACGCCACGGCTGACAAGCTGGAAGAGGCCGGTCAGATCCTTAATGATCTTTTCGCTGATCGGGTGAGCTCATAAAAAAGGTTGACACAAAGGTTGACACGCCGCTCTTGAAAGAGCCATCAAAGCCGCATGAACAGCGGCCTCCGGTCAAGGCGCGTATAGAGTTCAAATCTCTTCATCTCCGTCAAACAAAGAACAGCGGTTTTCTTAGGAAAGCCGCTGTTTTTGCGCCTTCCGGGCATCTTTGAACGTGCATTTTCTGACTCTGATTTTTCCAAAAATACCCTCGTTTTTCAAAAAAGGTTGACACAAAGGTTGACACAAGTGTCCAGTATATTGGACACAAAAAAAGAAGGGCCGAGTGCTTCAGGCACCCAGCCCTTCAAGTGAAGAAAGGAGAGGAACAATATGACAAAAATTAGTTAATGTTTGAGTAATGCGCCCCAGGTATCAGGTCCGACCACTCCGTCGGCCTCCAGCCCGTGGGCTCTCTGGTAGTCCATGACCGCCTCCTCGGTACCATCGCCGAAGATGCCGTCACAGCCTCCGCACCAGCTGAGGTCGTGACCGTTCGCCTCCAGGATGCCCTGAAGGGCCTTGACGTCGTTGCCCTCGTCTTCGATCCCTAAGTTCCGGATCGTGATGGTTGTCGTGTACTGCGGTTCTGGTTCGGGCGGTTCCGGCTTTGGAGGTTCAGGATCAGGCGATCCAAGCCGGCGGTTTACCTCTTTCGCTATCTCGCCCTCCCGGTTATAGATCCAATCACCGGGGCAAGCCTTGGCGGCGAACCATCTGTGGGCCACCATGTTCTGGTAGTCTTCGGACAAATTGAAGTCCCTGGCATAGTCCGCATCTGCCGCCCATGCCAGGCGTTTGATTCCGTGAGCCTTGCAGCGGTCCACCAGCAGCTTGATCAGGGCCTCATAGGCGTCCTCATTGACCGCATAAGGGTGGAAGCTGTCCGTGGCCATCTCGATCGTGATGAGATCATAGTCGAGCTCCGTGGACGTGCACCAGCTCCGGTTCTCATCATCCACCGCACAGCCGATCCGGCCGTCAGTGCCGACGACGTAGTTCGCCGAGGCGTCCCTGGGATTTCTGAAGGCATTGACGCCCCGCTCCACTGTGATCTGACCAGGGAAGCAGTGGATGGCGAAGCCCCGCACCTTGTGGCTCCCTCTGGGGTCATAGTTGGGGCTTTTGACGTAGTAGCTGACAAGTGGCGAGTAGCTCATTTCTCGCCCTCCTCTTCCGTTTTTTTCAGTCTATTGAGCAGATAATCCGTCCCCGCGTTATCGAGAAAAGCCTGATCAGTCAGCCCTTCGCCGATCACGTAGCCGATCACTGTGGCGCCCGCCATGATGATGCTGGCGATCTGGCCGCTCTCGCCTTCGGTCATGCCGGCGGCCATGAGGATCAGCGTCACGAAGCTGGCGACGGAGATCCAAAACTTTCTACTTGTTAGCTTTCTTTTCCAGTCGATTTTCATGAGAGTCTCCTTCCGTTTGGTTTTTATCGCGCCCAACGCGTTGGAAGCGATGGATGCGCATTATGCGCCTTTCTTCTCGAGGTCGGCGATCCTGTTGTTGGCCACTTTGATGCGCTCCTCCAGGACGGCCTGATTCTCCTCGAGCCGGTATGTCCTTTCAATGACTGAATTGTGGCGGTCGACCTTGGCCTCCAGCTGCCCGATGCGGTAGTCAATCAGAGCAGCGGAGTCCTTGGCGGCCTTCCTATTTGAGTAATATACACCGAGGAAGCTCCCGGCGGCGCTGATCAGCGCAACGATCACGGGCACCCAGATCTCCATGTTATGCCTCGCCTTCGCCTTCTTCGGTCTCGGCCTTGTGTTCGTACTTCTCCGACTTCAGGAAGCGCCCGTCACTGGTCAGCATGACGCAGGAGTGGCACTCCACTGGGCTCACAGCGGCGGCCGCGAGGACCGTGTGGTACTTCTGCTCTGCTTCATTGAATGAGTCGTGCGAGGTCGTGAGCGTGCCGACAGAGCCGTCGGCGTTCTCCTGGATCTCGAATACAATATACTTCATGGGTGGCCTCCTTAGATTACCGCATAGGCAGACACAAGGCGCCCGCCCGACGGAATTGATTTAAGTGTTACTGTGCATGTACTGCCGGATCTTTTGATGGCGAACTGCGTCGTGCCTGTGGAGTCCGTCCATCCCCAAAGAGTCTCGGCTGTCGTTATGCTGGCTGTAGGGATGAGAGCGCTCTGGTTTTCAATTCTGCCGGTGCGCCCGACGATGCACAGCATGCGGACGCCTGTGATGTTGAACGACCACGAAGAGTTTGCCGACGTCAAGGCGTTCGTCGCCTTCTCCGCGCCTATGGTGTCGGCGTTCACATACTTGAACGTGCCCGTTCCAGAGCATGAGATTGACGAGCAGCTGATCGGCCCACAATACAGTGAGCCCTCGTTCTCGTCGTTTTGGTTTCTGCCGAGCCATATCGCGCCCGGGGACAAGAACGTGCGACTCGACGCACCGGTCAACGGATTCCCGTTCACGTCCACGTCTCCATTTGACAGTCTTATATATCCGCTGTCAGATGTTATATAAATACCGACCCGTTGCTTCCAGATCGAGCTCACGAGCTGCCTGAGGTCGAGGTAAGACGCTTGGGATTCAAGCATCCATGTCTGGTTGTTTCCGTAGCTTCTAATGTGATCTGCGATCAGGTTCCGGATCTCGACCAACTCAGCGTTTATATATCCGCTTTGGATGTATGTCGCATTGAGGTATAGCTTCCCGTTGTTCAGGTAGATGCCCTGCGTCTCGCCGTTGTTCGTCAGCTTGTTGAAGATGTCGCGCTGTGTCTGCCCATCCACCGCCGCAGCTGCCGCCTTGTCGCTATACGCTGCCGCGTCCTCCGGAGCCGGCTGCCACTTGGTGGCGTTCGTGCCTCGCTCCAGCTGGAGGTTATAAAGGTAGTACGTTCCGGCGGGGAAGTCGATATACAGAGAGTCGTTGTCCACCACCGCCACTTCCGGGAAGGCCATGACGTACCTGTCGAAGGATGACGTGATGTCCAGCGTGTCGACCGATCCGCCGCAGGTGATCGTCAGCGTTCTGGCCGCGTTGGCTTTGACCACCAGCTGGAAGAGGTAGTCATCCGGAGCGTTGACTATACCCTGGAATTTATAGGAGCATGCCTCCGTGCAGACGATGCGGGCGCACACGATCGGGATGCCCTGATACGTCTGCGTCGTCTGTGTTATCGTAGGTGTTGCCATAAATCCTCCTTTCTTCGTGAAACAACAGTTTGGCGAATATTGGCAAGGAAGTCATAAACCTCTATGAATCCCATGCCGTTGGTGCTTCTATTGGGTACACAGGATGCTCGTTTACTGTACCCAAGCGGTGCATCGTTAGAATATCCCTCTACTACACTTATTCAGCACCTTCGGAAATAGCCCTGTGTGGTAGTGCTTCGGGTAATCAGGTTGTCCTCGCTCATGCTTCTGCCGTAAGTGGAATAACGAATGTATCCATATCATGTACCGCCATCGTTGGGCAAGGTACTTACTACGTTTGGGCAAAATCAGGAAGTTCAGCAAATAACAACGTAGCCGTTGTAGCTTATCAGATTGAGCCGTAAGGATTGCGGAAAGCAACAGTTTAACGAATAGTTTGAAGCTTGGAGATTGGACGGCGAATCTTACACTTCCGTATACGCCGACTTCCGATGGTTTTATTAGCGTATGGCTGAATCCAAGCTCAACATCCGGTGCTTATGCAAGATTGTCTGTGACTGGAGATTCTCACGCTATGGGATTAAACGCAAAGGGCGGCGATGGCGTAACTCTTGTATTCCCTATAAAAAAGAATTCAACTGTAGCACAAGCGGCCCTTTCTAATGGAACGTTGTCCGTGAGATTTATTTCAATATTCGGCTAAACGTGTGCTTAATCCTTATACCACACTCGCAGATTCAGTCCCTTTATAACCACACCCGCATCACCGCCAACAAAGAATTTGGTTTGTGCATCATACATACCTGCTATAAAAAACGCTCCTGTCGTAGAAGACCACGAAAGAATGTTTATAGCAACTATCTGCTTTCCGACAACTGCGGAAGGTTTGTCAAAAGAAGCCTCATGATTTGAGCCGATGGTGATATCAGGGTAAGCCCCAGTATCATAATATTTCGTTAAACTGTTGTTTAACGCAGAAATGGACGAGTTGACGTCGCTGAGGAAGTTTGCCTTGGTTTCCTTGTAGTCCGTGCCTCCGCTGTTGACGTGGATCAGATCGGTGTTTGCGGTGGCGGTGCGCTCGGTTAAGTTCGGTAAACTTGTATTAGCCATAGTATTTTACCTCCAGATTGTTGCCGTTGACGGTTGCCTGGTTCCCGTTGTACATGAACATCCAGGCGAAGGAGTCGCTCTCATAGCTGAGCGTGTTGCTCTCCCGGATGTAGTTCCGGCCGCCGACGTCAATGTTCACACTCGCCTGGATCTGCATCTCGCCGGTCTCCAGGTTCCAGAAGTTTCGCCCTGTCCGATCCCGGATGATGCCGGCCGTAATGTTCGAGGCGTTGATGTTGATCACGTTGATCTGCGACATGTCCAGCGTCCCGTTTATCGTCCAGGCCGAAGAGTACGGGCCGGAGATACCAGACTGCGAGAAGCCTATGCCGTTGGCGTTGATCCGGATGCAGTTGACCGCCGTGTCCGGGTCTGTCGTGTCCATGAAGATGATCCCGACGGGGTTCCCGTTGGCATCCGTCTGCGTAACCACGGAGGCGCCTGTCAGATCGCCGTTGATCAGAGCCGTGGCCTGTGCCAGGGCCTGCGTCATGAAGGTCTGCTGGTTAGCTTCGCTCTGTTTGATCTGCTCCGTCGTGCTGGCAATGGTGTCCGCCAGCGTGAAACGCTCATCGCCGATCTTGAAGGACACGAAGCGCTCCGTCAGCACGTCGAATACTGTCTCGATAACTTTGGCCTTGGCTGAGACCCCGAAGGGCGGGAAGATGATCGTCACAATGTCGCAAAGGTCGATCCGCTCCGAGAGGGCGGTGCCTTTATAGTTCAGTGCCTGGGCCAGGGTCTCCGCTGAGATCTCGAAGCTGACCTTCGGCACTCCGATGTTGTTGTCTATGATGTACTGTTGCCCAGCTGTACGCAGCTGCGCTTCTGTCGGCTTCTCCTGAAAGTCTCCCGACATATCAACAACCACTGTCCGCTTGTATGGGAAGCTGGTGGCGTTCGGCGAGTAAAGAACCACCTCCGGCAGCCAGTAGACGGACTCGGTCTCTCCGTCCTTGCCGACCCAGTAGGGAACGATGCCGGTGATGGTGTCCTCGATGCTCTGGTCCTGTTCCAGGCTTTGGAGATTCTTGCCGTACCTGATCTCGGTGCCCCGGTCGACGCCTCTGGCCGCCAGCAGATTGACGTTGAAGCCGTCGAAGAGATACTCTCCCTGGTACACCTGAAGGACGGAGCCCTGCTCACCTGCCAACCGGTTCCGAAGGCTTGCGGGTTCCGTCTGCGTGTATGTGCCCGCCCTGGTCACGTCCGTGTAGAACGTAAACGGGCAAGTCTCCACTGCGTGGCTCTTCAAGCCTTGGAGGGCATCATTCGCAGATGTCGCGGTAAAGGGAAGGACCGGGATCAGGCTCAGCCGGTAGCTGATATGCTGCGCCCGGATCGTGGCCATCATGCCGTCCATCGTCTTCTCGATGGAGTAGACCTCGAACGGCTGCGCCGCCCTGGTGGGCGAGGGCTTTGCCGTGATGATCGAGCCAAGGCCGATCTCGCTGAAGTGCAGGCCATTGATCGGCATTTCCAGCTCCAGCTCGAACTGGCCGTTCCGCTGTTCGGTGACATGCGCAAAGGTGCAGTCGATCAGCCGGCCGAGGCCGTTGGTCGTGAACGTCGACTGGTTCGATGCGTATAATACAGGGATCATACCGTCCACCACCTCGGGGTCACTTCAATCTTTGTGATTGTACCGGAGCTGATCGTGATCTGGTTCGCACCAGGCGCCAGCGTCGGGAAGTAGTCCCCAACGGTGACGAACGTGTTGGCGTTCTGGCCCAGATATGTGCAGTTCATCAGTTCGCAGTCGATGTCAATATAGGCGAGGCCGTTCTGCTCGATCGTGATCGTCCGGTCTCCGGCTGTGAATGAGCCGTAGCCGTACACCCGGAGCAGCGGCTTCGCCGTGAAGTTTGTCGGATTAGTTATGGTTCCGGTTTCCGTGAATGTCTGCGCCGTTTCCCCTGATTTTAACCAAAGCTGGGGCATACAGTTGAAGACCAGGTCAAACGATCCGGCGTCAGCTGCCCAGCTGATCTCGTCCGGATTGATCGGAGAGCTGACGGATGCCATCCGGAAGTGGTCCGGCTGGTAGTCATCCTCTAATCGGTAATAGCCTTTATGAGACAGGAGCCAAGCCTGGACGGCCTTGATCATCTGCCGGAAGTCCGCCAGGATGAAGCTGCCTGGATAGGTCAGCTCTATGTTTTGGAATCTCCCGTTATCATAAACAAGATCCCCGGATCTCCCGGGGATGCTTACATATTCGAGATCCGGCTGGGGCGCAGCGTACACGCCACTGCCGCTGATATAGATGCCGAAGGTGTCAGATCTCACGCCGGCAAAGGTAAAAGTCTTTCTCATGCACTCACCGCCCTCGCTCTGTTCACGCTCTGCTGGATTCGTCTCGCCACCATGTCCGCCAGCTCTGCCTGGCTCTGGCCCGGCTGCTGCACGATGGTGATGTTATTCGTCACGCCTCCGGAGCTGCCGACCAGCTCCTGCAGCTTATTAAGTCCGATTACGATCTCCGCACCCGTTCCGTCTCCAAAGCCCTTCAGCCCGGAGCCGGTGCCCAGAACTGTTGGCTGCGTGAAGAGCACGGGGTTGTTATATGCCTTTTTGTACCACTCCACGGACAGCTTCGGGATGCTCGGCGGGTTCAGAGAGAAGCCGCCGGTTATACTGAAGTGCGGGAGGGCGATCTTGGGCAGCTCCCAGTCGAAGTCGAAGAAGCCCTTGATCTTCTCGACCACGCCGGAGACGAACTCCTTGACCGCGTCGAGCTTTTCCGTGAAGGCGTCTTTAATGTCGCCGAGGACGCCCTTGACGGTCTCGAGGGCCGCAGAAAGTTTCCCACCAGTCAAGTCGTCGATCGTCGTGAAGGCGCCTTTCCAGGCTTCGACGTAGTTCTCGCCAAGTGCTCCGATGACGCCACCGATGCCGCCGCCGTGCTCCTCGACGTTTTGCTTCATGTTTTCCCAGGTCTCGGAGGTATTCTCCTTGACTGTGCTCCACACGTTGGAGAGGGTTTCCTTGACAGCGTTAAACTTCTCGGAGACGCCGGTCTTGATGTTGTCCCATGTCTGTGATGCCTTTTCCTTCAGGCCGTCCCAGACCTCGGTCAGCTTTGTCTTGATGCCGTTCCACACTTCGGTCGCTTTGGTCTTGACTGCGTTCCAGGCGTTGGCAATGCCTTCCTTGATTTTGTTGAAGGTTTCCTTGATGGAGTTCCACAGTCCGATCGCCCATTCCTTGATCTCATCCCAGTGCTTATAGACCAGGACTCCGATGGCGATCACGGCGGCAATGGCTGCCACGATGCCGGCAATGGGGCCGACGGCCGCCAGGTTGAGCGCTGCGCTCACTCCGGCGATCAGCGTCTTCAGGGCCTTCACTGTCTCGATGACCTTCAGCACGATGGCGATGGCCGGGCCGATGGCCACGACCAGCCCCGTGATGGTCAGAATCGTCTGCTGGACGTTCGGGTCGAGATTCTGGAACCACTGCGACAGGTTGGTGATGGCGGTGGTCACGGCGGTGATCGCCGGGGCCAGCATCACGCCGATGGTGTTCTTCAGTGCGATGCCCGCCTGCTCCAGACGGACAAAGCTGTCATCCATCTCTCCGAGGGAGCCAAGGGCGTCCTGATCGAGGACGGCGCCCATGTCGTGGGCTTCCTGTGCGTAGGCTTCAATGCCGGCGCGCCCTGTTTCGATCAGCGGGTTCAGTTCCTGGGCGCTCTTGCCGAAGATCTCCATCGCCAGAGCGTCCCGCTGCGTGCCGGACTCCATCATTCCGAGGCGGTCAATGACCTCGAGGAATACTTCGTCCGCAGCCTTCAGCTGGCCGTTGGCGTCGTAGATGTTGACGCCCAGCTGCTTCATGGCGTCGGAAGCTTCGCCGGACTTCGCCATCTCGCCCATGCTCTTGGTCAGCTTGGACATGGAGCCGGTGATGGTCGAGAGGTCGGTATCTGTGAGCCCCGCCATGTACTGGAACTCCTGGAGGCTGTCCGTGCTCATGCCGAACTGCGTCGACAGCGTCAGGATGTCGTCCGCATAACCGGCAGACTCGACGGCGGAATCCTTCAGGTAGCCCGCCAGCTTTTTGGCGGCTTCGCAGGCCTTGTCGAGGCCTT